CACCTCCTGCGCCCCATCGATCCGCAACATGGTCAGGGCGTCACCACAGCCGGGCGGGACTTGGTCGCCGTGACCACCGTCAACGCGATCGGATGCTTCGACACCGCCGGGTTCGTGAACCCGAGCCCGGACTCCGTCACGTACGCCTTCCCCGTGAACTCCACCGCCTTCGTCGCACCGAGGTCGGGGAAGAACGTCAACACGTAGTCCACCTGCGTCTCGGACTCGTACGCCTCATCCAACAACCACCACAGGCCGGAGTCCGTGGTGTCGGTGTAGGCGTTCCCCGTCAGGGAGCCCTCGGTGATCTCCCCCGGCTCCGACACCACCCCGTCGGGGCACGCCGTCCGCACGATCGACCCCCGCGCCCGACCCGGCCGCTTGAAGTCGAGGTCGATGATCTGACACTCGAACGTCTTCCCCCCGAACGTCACCTTCAGCTCGTGGTTGTTCTGCGTGTTCACGCTCATGACAGTTCCGTCCTCCTGGTGAGTGTTGTGCGGGCGGCCGGGTAGTCGCCCCAGACGTCGGCTTCGACCTCGCCACCGAACCTGGCCAGCAGCGGCGCGGCGAGGTTCCACAGCCACATGTCGGCGTCGGGTGCCGGGGCGACCGCCCACAGCACGATGTCGGCCTCCACCGTGCAGCTGGTGGTGGTGTGGAGGCGGTCCACCTGCGCCAGGAGGCACGGCGGGTGGACGTCCCGCGGGTCGACCGCGACCCCACGGATCCCCACCGCGTCAGCAGCGGCAGCGACGTCCGAGATGACCTTCGGCCACCACGGCCCCGTCATCACGCCACCACCGGCGGTTGGTGCCTGCCGAGGCCGAGGAGGGTGTAGAACGCGGTCACCTCGTCGGAGGTGGGGGTGAACTCGAACCCCGGCATCACCGTCCCGGCGGGACGGCGACGGTACAGCCAGGCCGCGACCATGACGGTTCCGGCGCGGACCTGCAGCTCCAGGGCGGGGTCGGTGGCGTGGGGGGTGCCCGCGGCGAACGTGTTCGCGGCGTCCACGGCGAGGCGGGCCCACGACTCGTCCGCTGCGGACGCGAACGGCAGCCCGAGGGCGGCGGCGAGGTCCGACACCAGGATCGGTGTCATGGGGTCGGCCTGTTCGTGGCGCGGCGCCTGGGTGCCGGGGCCGCGGGCACCGGGGCCGGGGACGGTCCGCCCCCGGTCCCGGTTCCGGCTGTCAAGGGTTCGCGGCCTTCGCGCACTCCACGAACGCTGCGGGACGCTTCACCACCGTCTTGGAACGGGTCTCCGCGAGGAGGGTGAAGATGTTCTTCGTGAACGTGTCCGCATGCGAATCCGTGAGGTACAGGCTGATGCCGTTGCGGGCGAGGCGCATCGCGCCGGCGGTGAAGTCGCCGACCGTCGCCGTCCCCGCGGGCTGCGCCACCGACGCCACCGGCCGCAGGCCCCAGAACTGGGAACCCACCGACGGACCGAGCAGGGTCGACCCGAGGACCGTGATGTCGAGGTCCGCCCAGTCCGCGGGGTTCAGCAGCACCACCGACGGCATGAACCCGGCCGCCTGCACCGTCCCCACCCCCGCACGGATCGCGGACAGCAGATCCTTCCCGCTCGCCGTGGGCAGGGTCGCCGCAGCGAGGGCAGCAGCGGCCTCCGACTCCAGCTTCCGTGCCACATCCGCCTGCAGCTCGGTGTCGATCATGTCCCGGACCGCGGGAGCGTCCTCCATCAGCTGCCGCGTCAACTGGGTGTAGACCGCGATCGTGTCCAGGGTCACCGTCGCCGGGGTCGGCGCCCACTCGATCGACGGCTTGGCGGTGCCCTCCGGCACCACCGCCGACCCGCCGGCGGTCTTCGCCCAGGTGATGATCTCCAGGCTGTTCTGCGCCACCGACACCGTCGGGATGAGGTCCAGCAGCGGCGCCGGGCCGTACACGTTCGGCAGGACCATCTTCGGCTTGTCCGGCAGCCCGCCGGCCATCCCGGTGAGGGTCAGCGGCAGGGCACGGGTCGACAGCTCGACCCGCTGCGACGTGCCACGGCCGGGGTACTCGGCGAACTGCTGGGAGCGGGTGAACAGTTCCCCGAGGGTGGCGGTGTCCTCCGTGGCCTGCTCCCGCTGCTTCGCGACGGTCGTGGCGTGGGCGATGGTGCCCGCGAGACGGTTCGCGGCGGCGCGGGTGTTGTTCACCTCCACCGCACGCTCATAGGACCGCTGCAGGGTCTCCAGCTCGCCGGTGAGGGCGACGTAGCCGGGGTCCGTCGGGTCGAACCCGTCCCGACCGAGGTACTCCTCAGCGGCGTCGATCTTCTCATCCAGCGAGGTCTTGATGGTGTCGAGGTACGACATCTTGGGCGCTCCTTCCGCGCACGAAGTGGACAGTGCGCGGGGAGCTGGACATCAGGCCAGGGGGCCGCGTTGAGTTCAACGTACCAGCACGAGCCGACGTACACGACGACCTGTTGTGCGTCTCGGTACAGGTACAGGGTTGTCGGTTCGTGCGTCACGACAGGTGCAGCCGGGTCCGCAGGAGGCGGAGCCGTTCCCGTTCCCGCGCCGCGACCAGGGCGTGGTCCGGTGCCTCCCGGACGGCGAGGACTTCCGCTTCGGTCCACGTCGCCGTCCCGGTCGGGAGGACGGACACCTCGCCGAGCTGCTTCACCCGGACCCGGCTGACGATGGGGCCGTCCGCGTCGGTGATGGTGCGGTCGGACCCGGCGACGAACCCTATGGAGACGCCACGCATCTGCCCGTCCGCGACGAGCGCGAGGAGCTGGTCGCCCTGATCGCCCGGCGCCACCCGGAACGACCCCAGCAGGTACTTCTCGTCCTCCACGAGGTCGACGCCGAACCCGTACGGCACCCCCGCCTGGCGGTGCCGGTACCGCAGCTCCACCCGGTTCGGGGCCTTCACCACATGCGCGAACGCGCCCCGCTGGAACGCCTCCCGGTACGGCCCGTTCCCGTCGTCCACCCACGCCGGGGCGTCGAACGGGACACACGCCAGGACCAGGGTGCGGCCGTCACCACCGACCTGCGCATCCCGCAGGTCGTAGTCACGCGTCAACAGCATCAGGCACCTCCACCACCGTCGGGGCGGGCAGCGGCGGGTACCCGTTCGCGGCCCGCCACTCGTCCACCGTGACCAGTCCCGCCGCCACCGCCGCCGCGCCGGTGGCGATGGACTCCGCCTCCGTCGGCTGCACGTAGGCATCCAAATTCACGTCGACGGTGGTGCCCACCGGCAGCAGCGCGGACAGGGCACCGGACAGGGCCGCGATCCACGGCGACAAGGTGAAGTCGCGGTGCGCCTTGAACCAGTCCCGCTGATTGCTGTACGTCATGGAGCCGCCGAGGCTGACGCCGAGGACTTCGGGGGCCATCCCGAACGCGAACGCCACATCAGCGATGAACGTGCGGGTCACCTCCACCACCGCGGAGTCGACCGGGGACAACTGGATCGGCGTGTAGTCGGTGGTCGCGTTCAGGATTGCGGTGCTCCTCGACCCCGACCCGTGCGCCGCCATCCACTTCGCTTTCAAGTCGTCGGCCTGCGCCTGCGTCAAGTTCGGCCCGGTCACCTTCAGGAACCCCGCCGGGACACCGCTGGTGAACGTGGAGGCGGTGTAGCCGCTGATCTTCGCGCCGAGCTTGAACACCTCCGGATGCTGCCCCAACACACCGACCGGGGTGTGCGGGTTCTCGATCTGCACCATCCGATGCACAACCCCCGACAAGGTGAAGTAGCCGTACTCGTCGGTGTCCACATGGTCGTCGCCGTCACCGATCCGCCACGACCCGTCGTCGTTCACCGACACGTACGCAGGGTTCAGGCAGTGCATCGAACCCCCGGTCGGGCCGCCGGCGGCGTCCACCGTGAACAGCAGGAACGCCCGCCCCGCAAGCAGCGCCGTCCGCAGCACGTCCCGCCAGAACAGGGACTGCGGTCTGCGTCGCGCGACCGGCAGGACAGTGTCCCCGACCCTCGCGTCGGGGCGCAGCAGATGCGGATCCGTCAACCAGCGGGGGCCCGGTTCCAGCAGCATCCCGCGGCGGGCCCGCATGTCCCCCGTCGTCAACGGGTCCACGATCAACGACACGGCGCGGGTGAACACCCCCAACGCCTCACCGGAGGTGATGAACGGGCCGTTCGGGCCGATCGGGCCGCCGGGGCCGGTGGACCCGACCCACCAGAACCCGCCACCGGCCGGGGCGGCGCCCCACGGCACCGGGCCGCCCTGATCCACCACCCACCCGTCCGGGGAGTTCCACAGCAGGTCACGGTCGGTGCGGACCGGGCGACGCATCGACCCCCACGACGCCCTCGTCTTCGGCAACGGCACCAGCCACCCCCAGCGTCGACACAACCACGGACGGCCGACACTGGCCTCTCCCAGCATAGCCGTTCACCAGATCATCGGCGCGGACACCGCACCCGAACGCGCCGCATCCACCGCCCACACCGCCGCCTTGATCGCATCCACCCGCCCCGGCGACGTGATCCGCAACGTCCCACCCGGCCCCGACCGTGTCGTGGTCGCCGTCACCTGCCCCCCCAACACCTCCCCACCGTCATGGGCCAGCACCCCCTCACCGACCAGCTGCAGCAGCTGGGAGCAGGCAGCCGGGCCCGTCCCCGACATCGGCTCCGTGGGGACGCTCAACCACACCGGGTCATGCAGCAGGCTCTTGCCCACCCTCGCCGGGACCCCCGCATCCCGGCACCACCTGGCGGCCTCACCCATGTCCGTCGCCTGCCGAACCCCCACCCGGACCCGCCCATCCGGCAGCACCCCCGCCGACGCAACCACCGGCACCCCGCCCGGCGCCGCCTCCACCCCCACCGCAACCGGACGCACCCCCACCTCGGCACGCAGCCCGTCCCACACCCCCCGATCCACCAGCACCGGCGCCGGGGACACCTCCACCCGCGGCGCCGCGTCCCACTGGTTCAACCACTGCCGCCGGAACGCCACCCGCGCCGCGTCCGTGTCCGCCATCCCCCACCGCTTGCCCATCGTCGCCTCACGACGCGGATCCCAGAACGCCGACCCCGCCCGCCACGTCACCGGATCCCCCGGATCCCACCCCAACGGCGCCGACCACTCCACGAACAGCACCCCCGACTGGCCCCGCACCATCCCCACCTGCCGGTACGCCGGCATCAGGTCCGTCACCCGTTCCCCCTTCACCGGCACCCCCGCCGTCGACACCAACCACAGCTGCGGCTGCTCCGACTCCGCCAACGTCGGCACCAACGCGTTGTCGATCAGGTCCCGGCCCACCCCCCACGCCTCATCCACCAACGCCAACGACACCGACATCGACACCCCCAGGCCGTCGTTCGCGGCCTGCAACGACCACGCCGACCCGTCGACCTCCTCGATCAGCTGCTCCCCGTTCGTGAAACGCACCTTCAACCCCGCACCCAACGCCCACCTGGCCGCCGGGTACCAGACCGCCTGCGCATGCTTCAGCTTCATCGCCGTGTGCAGGACCGTCTGCACCTCCCCCAGCTCCGGGCCCAGGGACAGGCGCCACAGGCACAACTCACGCAGCAGCCACGACTTCCCGGTCTGCCTGGGGGTGGACAGGACCACCGTGTCCCAGCAGAACCGGCCGGCGGCGTCGACCTCCAACGCCCGGTGGGCGACGAGGTTCTGCCACCAGCGGTGCCCCTTGGTGACCTTCGGGTGCATCCCGGCGCGGTCCCCGGTCCACTGCTGGAACTCGGCGAACCGGGACCCGGCCGCGTCGGGGTGGGGGTCGGTCATCCATCGGGGCCAGTTGGAGTCCAGGGGTCTGGGTGGGAGGCCGGGGAACCGGTCGAGGTCGGTGTCGGTCCATTGGTGGCTGTCCGGGTCCGAGTGAGACACGAACCCGGATACCTGAACTGTGATTCCGGAATTCGGGGAGGTTTTCGTCGGCAACTGCGGGCAGGGGCTGCCCGAGGTGGTGCCAGAAAACGCCTGTGCGGCCCGTGGAGCCGTTTTCAGGGCTGGGTCGGGCTGTTGGGTGGGTGCGGGTGCTTGTCGCCTCTGTGCGCGTTTCTGCTGGTTGCCGTAGATGCCGCCTGCGCGTGTGTTGCAGCGGGCGTGGGCTGGGTGCCAGTAGTCGGGGTTGTACCAGTCGTCGGGGTGGAGCTGGTGGCGGTTGGGGATGTGGTCGATGTGCCAGGCCTGGTCGGGGGTGACGGGTTGGCCGCAGCGGGGGCAGGTGGTGGGGAGCCAGGTGGCGACTTGGCGGCGGGCGTTGGTGACGGCGCGTCCGGCCCACGCTTTTGGGGTCATCCGGGCTGTTCCTCCCTGTGGATAACTGCGGGTTGGGGTGTGGTTTGGGGTGCCCCCCTCGCGTGCGCGTTAGGTTGCTGAACCTTTTCTCTCACCGTCACCACCCTTCTTTGTTCTGCGTTTCGTTTCGTTGATTCCGCTTTGGTATGCAAGTCGCATGCGGTTTGCATCAGGTGAGGCGGTCCCAGCGGGCTCGTGAGGCGGCTCG